AATTTTTCTAATTCTGCAAAACATTCTTCTTTCTTACTCCAACTAATTCGTTTATTTGTTAAATAATTAAAATAGTTCATTTGACATCCAGGACAAGGTAATGCAAATCTTTTTGATAAATTATAATTTGGTAGTGTACCTTCTATATCAATTATTTGACACATTGCCTCTCTAACGTGTTGTTCATTTTCTTGAACAAATGAATAACTTGATGCTGTTTTATCTTGATATAAATTTTCATCTTCTTTTTTACTCATCCAATAACATGTTTCACCTTTAATAATTTCTGTAAGAGATTTTACATTATATTTATCAAATATATATGAAAATAATTTTGATTCACAACATAAACTTCCATTATTACACTTACCTTCATCAAATTTGTTAGTATTTGTTGTATTAAATATTTTCCAATATTTAAATGGTACAAATGAAGGTAATCCAATAAATCTCGTAAATATATAATCATGACTAAAAATTATTTTCATTTTTTTTATTTTAAATTGTTTAACTCTTTCTCTAATATTATTAATTTCTTCTTCTTTAAACATACTAAATTTTTTTTTTATATTTCCAATACTTAATTCAACACCTTTTTGAAAAGCAAACATATATTCTTCTAAATGATCTGAATAAATATTATCTATTTTTTCATAATCTGGCTCTTCCATTCCATATAATATCCATTGAATTAAAAATAAAAATTCAAATTTATTTAAACTATTTTGATCCTTTTTAAATTCAAACATATCAATAGTATTTTCTGACCAAGTCATTAAAACTTTATTTATATCGTTATTATTTATTAATTCTACTTTTAAATTATCTTTAATATCAGATATATCTTTAAATTCTAATACAGATGTCATTCCAATTGGAGTTTTTAAATTATTATTTATTATAATTTTTCTAGCTTCATCAAAAAAATGTAAAAAAGGAATAGTTATGTCATTAGAAGGAATACCATATAAAAACATAGTTTTTTTTAAATTATCTTTAAGAGAATCTTGTTCATCAACATTACTTTTTGTCATAACTCTCATTTTTTCAAATATATGATGTTTTAAAGCATTTAACAGTATTAAATCAACATCTACTTCTAGCTCTTTTCCTCTATTTTTATATTCAACTAAGTTTAATTTATTTAATGATAAATTATCTAAATCAAGGTATCTAGAAATTATTTTCTTAAATATAATTTGATTAATACTATCTTTTAATTCCTGATCTTTATTAAAAATAACATTATTCCTTTTAAAATTATTCATTTCTATTTCTGAATTAAATTTACCTAAAACAAATCTATCATTACTAAAAAAATCATTATTATTAAAATCTTTGACATTATACATTTTTAAATATTTTATTATAGAAGGAATTTCTTTACAAAGTATAGGATTAATTAAACATTTATTTTTTATTACCATTTTTCCATATAAATCTTTTATTAGATCAATTTTTTCATCTTCAGTTGTATTATCGATTGTTTTTTTTATTATATCATTTATATTTTTTTTATCATCTATTTTTGTTGCATCAATTTGTTCTTCTTCTTTGTTATTTCTATCTTTTATACCTTCACTAGATTCTATTAGATCTACATCTAAAAGATATTTTTTATCAATTTGTCTATCATTAACTTCACTTCCACCAATTTTTTTGTATTTTACTATAAATTTATTTTTCATATATATATATATATATATATGACAAAATATATTTTTGTTTTAGGTGGAGTAATTTCAGGATTAGGTAAAGGAGTCACAAGTGGTTCTATTGGAGCAATTTTAAAAGAAATGGGATACGATAAAATTACTATAAAAAAAATGGATCCTTACTTAAATGTAGATCCTGGAACTTTAAATCCAATAGAACATGGTGAAGTATATGTAACAGATGATGGTGGTGAAACTGATCTAGATTTGGGATATTATGAAAGATTTGCACAAATTGATGTAAAAAAATATAATAGCACATCATCTGGAAAATTATTATTTGATTTACTAAAAAAAGAAAGAAAAGGTGAATTTTTAGGCAAAACAATTACAATGATACCTCATTTTACTGATACAATTAAAAATTTTATATATAATGGTTCTGATAAATATGATATTGTTATTTGTGAAGTCGGAGGAAGTGCTGGAGATTATGAAGCAAATGCATTTATGGAAACAATTAGACAAATCAAACATGAAAAACCAAATGATGTTATTGTTTGTTTATTATCATACCTAGTATATTATAAAGCTTCAAAAGAATTAAAATCAAAACCTACTCAAGTCGCATTAAGACAATTAATGTCAACTGGATTAAAAGCAGATATAATATTTTTAAGATCTGAACATGAAATTAATGAATCTGTAAAAAAAAAAATTGCATTATATGGTAATGTAAAAAAAGAAAATATTATTCCTGCATATAATGTACCAACTATTTATAAAGTACCATTAGAATATGTTAAATATGGATTAATTGATAGTTTAAAAAATAAATTGGGTATTGTTGATAAAAATAAATCTACATTTGATAAATGGACAAAATTAAATAACAGAATTAACAATCTAAAATATAAAATTACTTTAGGAATGGTCGGAAAATATATAGAATTAGAAGACGCTTATTATTCAGTAAATGAAGCTATAAATCACGCGGGATGGTACTATTCTACTGATGTTCAAATTAAATATATTAACGCTCGAACTCCTGATAATACAATTGAACAAATAAAACAAGTTGATTGTGTTCTTGTTCCTGGAGGATTTGGAACTTCTGGAATTGATGAAATTATATCTGCAATTAAATATTGTAGAGAAAATTTAATCCCTTTTATGGGAATTTGTTTAGGAATGCAATTATCAGTTATAGAATTTTCAAGAAATATATTAAATATTAAAAACGCTTCTTCAAGTGAATTTGGTAAAAAAGGAGATGAATTTGTTGTAGATCTAATGACTGAATGGAAAAAAGATGGATCTTTAGAAAAAAGAGGTAAAAACGAAGATTTAGGTGGTACATTGAGATTAGGTAGTTATGATACTGTTGTTAAAGAAGGTACACTTGCACACAAAATTTATGAAAAAACATCATTTAAAGAAAGACATAGACATAGATACGAAGTTAATATTAAATATAAAGATAGATTAGAAGAGAAAGGTATGATATTATCAGGCTTATCTCCTGATGGAAAATTACCTGAAATTATAGAAATTAATAACTATTTCCAAAATAATAAAAATATTAAACATCCTTACTTTATTGCAGGACAATTTCATCCTGAATTTAATTCAGATCCATTTAATCCACATCCAATGTTTAAAGGTTTAATAAAATCTACTTTAAAAATAAAATTTAAAGATATATTTGATAAAAAAAAATAATTTATAAATAATTTTAATAATATTTATATTTTAAATTTGGTAAGTATATTTCACTGTCATAACATTCTATTTCTAATTCGTATACATTATCCTTTATTAATTTCTCATTAAATTCAATCATTAATTCACTCAAATTTAAATTATTCTTTCTTTCTATTTCACTATCACTACTCATTGGTGATAATAATAACTTATTATTATAATAAATCACATCTAAATTTAAATTATATAAATCTGATATCTTTCTCTTTAACTCAATTATCTTTACATCTTTATCAATCTCTAAATAATTCCAAATTGAATTTCCTAAAATATTACTCTCACACTTTATTGGATCGCTACTCATTAATAAATTAATACTACTATTTATATAACTGTTTTTATAACTCTCTATACTACTTTTCCCAATTATATATTTAATTATCTCCTTTAACAATAATCCTGAAATAATACTAGTTGTTGTACTAATCGCTGGTACTATCTTACCAGCCTTCAACTTCGTTTCTAAAAAACTTATTTGTTCTATATTATAATTATATGCTCTCAAATTCACACAACTATTTATAAATTTTATATGATTATTCTCATCATTATCTTTCTCTAACTCAATATTTTTTACTCTAATATTACCTAAATCAAATTTATTACTTTCATTTAACTCTTCATATTTATAATTTAAAATAATATCTTCTAAATTAATATCAACTACATCTATAAAACACATCTCAGCTACTAATTTACTTAAACTAATAATATAATCATAATGAAATTTATTATTTATATCAAAACTTACCTCTACTGGACATATCTTACCACCTGACCAAAATAATCCTCCACTTGATGTTAATAAATCCTTTGGATACTCTTTCAATAAATTTAATATTCCAAAATTATATTTTTCATTAAATCTATCTAAAGCAAATAAAATACAATCTTTATAATCTAACATTCTATTTTTTAAAAAATATTTTACATTATCTAATATCTCTTTCTTCTCATTACTCTCATAATTTTTTAAATTAAAATCATCCTTTAATTTATTAATACTACTTGGATAAATATTAAATAACTCCTCAAATTCATCCAAACTCCAATGAATTATATGTTCTATTGAATTAGGAAAATTCTTTATAGTACACACCGGAAATGAATTATCCTCCTTATCTTGTGAAGCACCATAATTTTCTGTTAAATTTGGAATTATCACCTGAGTATTACCTTTCGTTCCTAATGTTCCTGATTCAAATAATGGTTTATTAAATAAAACACACCTTTTATCTACATAAAGTCTGGCATCTACATTATCTAACGCACTTAAAACAATATCTATTGAATTAAAAAAATTATAATTAAAAAAAATCTCATTGTCCTTACATATCTTATCACTTAAACTACAAAAATTAACATCTTTATTTAACTTTTTACACTCTTTAACCGCAATCTTTGATTTTAACTCTCCAATATGCTCCTTTCTAAATAAAAATTGTCTGTTCAAATTTGATTTTTCTATTACATCCATATCTGTTACAAATATACAACTTTCTTTGTCTCTTGCAAAACCTAACATACTTACATTTTTTAAATGCTCACATCCAATCGCTCCTGCTCCTACTATAAATAATGAACTATTCCTTATCTTATTCACATTTACATTACCTATTAATTTTCTTAAACAATCATATCTATCATCCTCTTTCTTAAATTCTTCATCACAAACTAATTCTAAACAATCATAATAAAACCACTGACTTATTGGTAAATATTTATTTGTTAATCCTTTAATAGCCTCTTGTGCAGCATAAGATCCTAAAACTGAACTTAATCCAATAAATTTAATATCACTATATTTATTTAACTCATTGTTTAAAAATAAATTATGTAAATTAAGAAATTCTTCATTAATTGTTGCATTACTTAATTCATTATCTAAACTATTATGAATTATATCCTCCTTTTTTCTTACTTCATATAGTCTATCTCCTGATTTATATTTTTCTATTTTATTATTTTCCTTTATTCTAATTTTATTTGTATTTATAACTTCTTCTACCTCAAATTCGTTATCATAAATTCTAAATTTATCTCCTTTATATAAATTATGTTTATTATTATCAATTGTTTCTATAATATTATTTTCTATATTACTAATAATTGATGTTGATAATTCTTCCCCATTTAAATCATATGTTGTATAATTTTTAAAATCACAAAAAATATTTCCTACTAAGCCAAATGAATTTACCCATATAAATCTTTTATCTAAACTTCTTACTTCATTATTTAAATTTATAGCATAATTAATATTATTATTTACTAAAATATATAAATCATAATTAATTATTTCATTCTTTAATACTCTAACATAAGGATTTAAACTTTTTAAATTATTTATAACACAATCTAATTTATTTTTTCCAATATCTTCCTCTTTTAAATAATACATATCTGATAAATCAACTAACTCCACATTTGAATCATCTATTATACTTATAATACTTATTCCTGATAAAATTAAATGTTTTATTATTTCTAATGATGTACCATTTAATCCATTAATTATTACACTTGAATTACTTAAGTTTTTAACCGCATCTAATCCATAAACAGCTAATTGTCTTGAATATAAATTTTCATCCATCTTATATATTTTAATGACTAATACTTTAAATAAAATATTAATCAATTTTTTAATCTTAATATAAATCCAAACATAAATAAAATTAATAATAAAGAAAATAATATTATTAAAACTGGTTCTACATTCTCTAAACAAGTTCCTTTTACTTTTAATATTATATATTGTTCTGTAACATTTTCATCTAATGTTTCTAAATATGGTACTGATTTAATACAATCCCACATTTTTCTTTTTTTTATACTATCCATAATTTATATAATATTTTTATTATAATTAATTCATCTGAATTTCATTGTTGTGAAATATACCACTATAAACTACCTCCCCTGAATCAGAATACAATGTTCCTTGACCATGTTTACTTCCATTTACCCATTCACCATCATATTCTATATTCTCAGTTGTTTCATAATAAGATATCCCTGAACCCCAAAATACATCATTCTCGAAATTACCCTCATAAATTTTTAAACCATTATCATACAAAATACCATTACCTTGAAATTTTCCATTATTAAAATAACCATCGTATTTTAACTGATTATTTTGATACAACTTCCCTAAACCAAAATATTTTAATGCTGTATTTGCTCTACCTTCATAAATTTTTTCATCAATGTTATTATACTCTATTAAATTTATATAATCTTCAATATAAATAATATCATACTTTAACTTGTTACCATTCCAAAATATCCTTTGCTTATTTAATTCACCATCCAAATAAAAATTATCTACTTTTAAATCACCATTATGAAAATACTCTTTCTCTCTTACTAATTTACCACTCTCGTCATAATTACAATTAACTACTAATATATTTTGACTATTATATTCCTTTATCTCCTTTTTCTTCTCGTTTTCATAAAAATCAAATTCGAATTTAGGAAATAATTTACTCTTTTCATAATATGCTCCTTTACCATACTTTATTTTATACTCTATATTATTTATAAATATATTATCTGTTTTAACTCTAGAATTAAACACATTCTTCCCTCTTAATAAATTACCTTCAAATTTTAATGAACCATCATCATGAAATAATATTATGTTATCTCCTACTATATATCTCTCTCTATAAATATTTTCATTATTCATTAAAACATTTTCATAAACTATAACTTCTCCTTCCACTAATTTTATACCATTTTTATAATAAAAAATACCTTTAACTGGCTCATTTTTACTAAATTCACCCCTAAATATAATCATTTCATTATAATAAAATATACCATTTTTTTTATTGTTATTTTCATAATCTCCTTCAAATATTAAATTCTCCTTATAATCATACTCCTTACCTTTACCATCTTTATACAATCCATTACATTCACCCTCATATTTTTTATTTCCATTATCATAATACTCTATTATATACTTTTTCTCTTGAGCTAAATCATCTACCCATTCCGATTCTAATTTAATACTATTAAATTTATTAAATAATTTTCCTTTCCCATTTTTTAAATTATTTTTAAAATATCCTAAATAATATTCTCCATTTAAATATATTTCTTTACCAAATCCATCCTTATTACCATTTTTAAATTCACCATCATATTTTTTAAAAAATTTATTATTATTATATTCTAATAAACCTTTCCCATCAAATTTATCATTATTAAAATTACCATAATAACAATATTCATTATTCCATAATTTTCCATAACCTTTTTTCATATTATTTAAAACTTCACCCTGATAAATTTCATCATTATTTCTTATTGTTATAATACTCATACTTATTTATATATAAAATTTTATCTATAAATAAAAATTAATTTTCAATTTTTAAATATTAATCACATTACTGCTTTCCACATCTTTTTTAAAAATAAAATATTTATGCAATTTACTAAACTCTAAACCAGCTTTATTAACACTATCCTCCTGATCATAAAATTTACTGATTTTAGTAAAATAAACCTTAGATTGCCTGTTCTCCTCATTCAATGCTACCTCTTTGAAAAAACTCTCCTTATTTAAATAAATATTATAAAATGACTCACTCTCTATTAAACTTAAATTACACCTCTCTTTCAAAGTTTTTATTATTAACTTGTCCGGTACCAAATACTCCGTATAATAACTATCCTCCTCTTGAAACATCGCTATGTTCGCCTCATATGATAATCCTGTTTTATTTATGTCTTTCACATTATTATAATCATACGTCGCTCTATATCTAAAAAATAACTTGTTCTTTCCATCCTCTAAATAATTAGACTCTATAACACCATTTTGTTTCTTGAACTCCTTATTTAATAAATCTCCGTCAAATGTTGTTATTAATAAATACCCTCCTTCATTTAAATAATTATTTACATTATTACAAAAATTATTCCACGTATCGTCATTCTTAAATAAATAATGAATCATTAATTGACAATTAAATACGTCAAACTTCCTTTTCGATATATTTTTCTTGTCTTTACCAAAAATTCTTATCAAATCACCCTTATTCTTATCTGACATCTTTCCTAAAGACTTGATCTGACTATCATAATTTAATTCAGCTGATCCATCCGCTAATAAAAACTCCATATCTGGAAATGTTTTGTTCTTCCTTTTATTATTATTATATCTACTAATCGCACCATCAATTGATGAAAATAAATCATTATAACCTATATCTATACCTACATAATCTCCTATTCTCGCATGAAACATTTTTGACATATCACCACCTCTTCCACAACCATAATCCAATACTGTTAACTTTCTCTTCATACCTTTTATTGTATCCTTTTCTGAACAATAAGTAAATATTAAATTACTTTTAATGTAATTATGGAAATTTCTTAATGCCTCTCCTAAATCTGTAATTTTTTGATAAAATCTATTTTTTTGTTGCTCTTTTGCTACCACTACAGCATCTATTTTTTTCTTTATCTCAGATAACTCTTTCTCATATAAATTATTGTCCCCTAACTTTGATAAATCACTTATTGTAATGTTCTGCTTTATCGAATTCCATACCGCATTCGCAATATCTACATTATTTCCATACTTCTTTTTATATTTTAAAACACTTTCTGTCTTATCAAATCTAGTTCTTATTGGTACCCATCTAAACTCTTGCTCAATACTATTGTCATCATTATAATAACACTCTATTACTGTGTTATCTTGAATTATATCACCCTCTACATCCCTTAATACTGAATTTAAATTACTCACTTTTGCTATATGCAAATTCTCTTCCTTTCTGAATAATGTTGGAATTTCAATATTATTAATCATCTTACCTACATATAAATTTAATATTTTATAAGTATTACCTTCTATATTAGTTTCTATTGAATCATCAAATACATTTATCTCATTATCATTTTCATCTTTCTCTATTTTCACATAAAAATCTATAGAATTCTTGTTTGGTGGTTTCCATTTGTAATTTTTAAACTTTATATCCCTTGATACTTTTGTATAAATTTGCTTTAATGGTGTGTAAATTAACCCATCTAATATATATGGTACCTCTATCTCATTATTAGTATATATATCCCACATCAAATTAGAATAATTAAATATCTCACAATCTAAACCTCCTAAACTAAATATAAAATACTTCTGACATACAAATGTATCCATGTTATTCTTCTTTAAATTATCCATTAAAAATTTTAAATACTTCTTTAAATCATCCTTATAATATTTCTCTATCTTCTCTAAATTAAATTTATCATTATATTTCTTAAACTCAAAATTGAATTTAAAACCATTCCTTACTAAATCATTTAACTTATTATATCTAACCTCTAAACTTATCTCATTTTGTATATTCTCACCACTTAAATATAAAATATCAAATAATGCAAAAATAAACTTATTATACTTCTTATTAAATATATACTCACCATCTACTATACTGTTGTCAAATTTATCAGTTTCTAACTTCACACCTGACTTTTTTATCTCTAAATTTGAAAATATTAAATATAAATTTTTATTAACTATTATTCCTATACACCTATCTCCATCAGCTTTGTCAGTTAAAGAATAATTATTTGGCAAAAACTCTACTATATGTACAGCTTCTAATGATACTACATTTGGCCCATACAAAGATTTATTCGATGCATTCTCATCCCCATATAATAATTTATTATATGTTGATAATACTAACTTTTTCTCACTTAATGATATTATATCATTACTCTGCTCTAAAATTTTTTTACAAAATAATATATATTTATTTAATTTTTTTAAATACTCAGCCTCTTTTACACTACTTAATTTTTTCTTCTTATTAAAATCTAACTCATATTCAAAAATAAATTGAGAATTATTAATTTTATTTATATCATTGCCCTGTTTCACTTTAGTTAAATCTAATACGAAATCTACATCACTATTACTATCAATAACTAAACTTATTCTTGATTTTTGTCTAAAACTAATACTTAATTTATTTATATTTTTTAATTCTACTAACTCTTTTAACTCTTTTTTACTCACATCCAATTCTTTAGATAATCTAATTCTTATATCATACTCATCTAAATCATAAGTATTCTCAAAATTTTTTTTCTTATTAATTATATTTAAATTTTTATTATTATCATTTGATATCATTGAAACTAAAATTGAAAAAATTATATGATTTGGCTTATTATGTAATGACTTCATTAACTTATTTATTTCATCTATACTATTAATCGTAATTCTATACGTATGAAAATTATTATTATCATAATTATATGATATATCTAATGTTTCTTTATGATTAATTTTTAATTTATTTTCATCTGAAAAATCTTTAAAATATTTTAATAAGTCTGTAAATTGCTTTAAATTTAAATTATTTTTTTTTTTAAATCCACCAAACATAATCTCAAATTCATCATTAGGTTCTAAATTCTTATATATTTTTTCAAATTTTTTTAATTCATCACTATTAAATAAAATAGTATTCATCTTATATAAATATAATCATATTTTTTTATATACTTTATAATTCAATATTTTTTATATTGAATATTATAAATGAAAAAAAAAAAAATCAAATTATTTGCTTTTTATCTTAAACAAATTAAAAATAATAAAAATGATAAACTACATAAATTATATAAACATAATGAATCTAATTTTAATAAAATTTATAAAATAAGATCTATATTTGATTATAAATTATGTAATCAATTTAAACAAAATGGTGGTTTTTTTTACGATCAAAATGATGATTATATTTTACAAATTTTAGATACTATCGATTTCCTATTTGATATTTTTAACATACTACCAAATTATTTTATAAAAACTAATACACAATTTGTTACACTACCTTATTCTATCTTATCCTTCTATACAAATTTACTTAGAAATAATTATGAAATGGCATTTTATACATTGATTGGTATTATACCTGGTATTGGAGCACTTATTTCTACATCATCTAAAATTATACTACGCCTTATAAAATATAATCAAAAAATAAAAAATAATAAAGAAGATATTGATCGATTAAATAAAATTAAAGTTTCTAAAGAAATTAAACAAATATTACAATCCTCTAACTCTAATTCATTTAATTATCCTTATTTATCTGATTTTGAAAAAAATTATGATTAATATATATATATATAAATGGAATTTAATATTGATAAATATTCTCATAAACTCTCAGTTAAAAATAATATTAGTTATGAAGTTGCTAGAGAAATTATTGAAAAAAATCTTGAGAAATTCGAAGAAAAATACACTAATCCTAATGATATTGTAAAAAAAACATATAATTTTTCTAAAAATCTCTCTGGTGGTAAAATTAAAAAATACGTTTTTAAAATTAATTATAATTAATTCCCTCTCTCGCTAATTTATCTGCCATATCATTGCCATAACAATTATTATGACCCCTTACATACTCTAATCTAATGTTATCTTTACTTATAAACTTATTATACACTAACTTTACTAAATCCTTATTCGGTATGTCCTCTATCCAATTTTTTACACTTTGCTTCCTTCCATAACTCGTACAACATAATATTACATACTTCGAATCAGTATATATTATTGTGTCACTATCATATTCTACTAAAATATCTAAAGCCTCATTTAAAGCACTTAACTCCGCTACATTATTTGTCACTTTATCATATTCTAACCTCTTTGATACATTTCTACTATCTCCATCTCCAAAATATATACCTATACCACCTTTACTACCTTCTTTACCATTATTTATACAACTACCATCTGTATAAACTTTCAAAAAATTACTTTTATCATCCTTTAACTTACCATTATTTAAAAATTCTATTGCTTCTATTTCTGATTTAAATTTTTTATATATAGCACCTTTATACCCCTTTACCTCCCTCTCACATTCTTTCCAAGATCTATATATTCCTTTATTAAATCCTTTAAATACTGAATAATACATATTTATATAATTTTTATAATATTTCAAAAAAAATGAATTTCAAATTATTTATATATAAATTTTATAATATATATAATGAATTTTGATTTAATCGTTGCTACAGATGAAAATAATGGTATAGGTTTACATAAAAATGATCAATTTAAATTACCATGGCATAATAAAGATGATTTATTATTTTTTAAAAAAATTACATCAAATGATGATGAATTAAAAGCTATTATTATGGGTAAAAATACATTTGCTTCATTAAATTATAAACCTTTACCTAATAGATTTAATATAGTAATATCTTCTACTCTATCACATCCTGAAAGTAAATTTTTAAAAATATTTACAAATTTAGATAGTGCATTATTATTATGTAAAAAATTAAATTTAAAATCATTTGTTATTGGTGGTAGTCAATTATATAAAGAAGCTTTAAATCATTCTAATTTAAATAAAATTTATTGGAATATTATTCATGAAACTTCAAATGATTCAAATATTTATTTCCCTATTAATTTAAATAATCTTAATGATAAATTTTATATTTTAAAATCAAATAAAACTAATAATGTTACATATAATCAACTTTTAAATAAATTTAAAAATAATGATGAAAATGATTATCTAACTTTATTAGAAAATATATATTTTTTTGGTGATGAAAGAAGTACTAGAAACTCTATTACTAAATCTATTTTTGGTGAAACTCTACAATTTAATCTTAATGATAATTTTCCACTTATTACTTCTAAAAAAATGTTTTTAAGGGGAATATTTGAAGAACTTAGTTGGTTTCTAAAAGGACAAACAAATAGTAAAATTTTAGAAAATAAAAATGTTAATATTTGGAAAGGTAATTCATCTAAAGAATTTATTGAAAATAATAATTTACCTTATGAAGAAGGTGATATAGGTAATATGTATGGTTTTCAACTTAATCATGCTGGTGCAGAATACATAGATTGTAATACTGATTACACTAATAAAGGTTTTAATCAGATTGAATATTGTTTGGACTTACTTAAAAATGATAAATTTTCAAGAAGAATTATTATGACCACATTTATACCACAAGAAGCACAAAAAGGTGTATTATACCCTTGTCACGGTATTGTTATACAATTCTATGTTAGAGAAGTTAATAATACAAATTTACTATCGTGTCATATGTATCAAAGGTCTGCTGATATGTTTTTAGGCGTTCCATTTAATATTACATCATACTCACTTTTAGTTTACATGATTTGTGAAGTATTAAATAATGATCCTAAAAATAGTATGAAATTTAAACCAGATAAATTAAAAATATCTTTTGGTGATTTACATATTTATCAACAACATTATGATTCAGTTAAATTACAATTAAATAATGTACCATACCATTTTCCACAAATTAAATTTATTAATAATAGAACTAAATTACAAGATTTTATTTACGAAGATATTATTTTAGAAAATTACTTCCATTATGATAAAATTCAATCTGAAATGATAGTTTAATTATATTTATAGTTTATCTTCTGAAACTAAATTATAATCAATATAATCATCAGCTCTTTGTAATAAACTATCATCTCTTTTCTTATAATTTAATTTAATTACAGAATCATCTATTTTTTTTATATAAATTATTCTTTTTTCATCAGATACATTATTTATTATCATTTGACTTACATCATTTTTGTATTCATCTGGTAAATAATACTCAAAATTACTTTTTGTTATTAACTTATTATCAATTGTTATAAAATATTTATATTCTGCATTGATATCTTTAATATTAGAATTTATATCATTAATATTAAATAAAATAAATCTATTTTGAATATATCTCCACACTTTTACGATACCATTACTTTGTAAAGCATAATTAATATCATTTTTATAAGTATCTACTTTAATAATATTCCCATAAAATTTAATATTTTCTAAGTTATCATAAATAAATCTTCTATTTTTATAATCATAATATTTAATTATATTATTATTACATAATATTAAAAGATACGTATTATTTACTGCTATATTTATAACATTATTAATTTCACCATTAATTAAATTAATTGAATCGATAACATTAATATCTATTTCATTTACATCAATTATAAAAATTTGACCATTATTTTTTAATACAAATGAATAATTATCGTTTGATACTATTTGTTTTATGTTATTTATTTCATTTGGAAATTCTATTACATCTCCATTATATTTTAATTTTATTATTCTACCATCTTCCTTTAACAATAAAAATGCATTTAATATTGGATTAATATCTTTTATATTTCCAAATACATTTAAATCTAAATTATATTGTTTATCGAAATTTGTAATATGATTTAAATTAATTTCATCTGCAGAAAGATCTTCTGAAATTTTATTCATTAAAATACCATTAGTAAATTTATAAGAAATCACAAATGTATTATTATAAAAATCTAATGGAATAAAATCAATTATTGATACTCTTGATTCTTCAATTTCTCTTCTTCTTTCTTTTTTCATTTGTTCAATTTGTTCTCGTGTACGACGCAAACCTGCATTTGTGTTTAATCTATCACTACTTTGTGAATTATTTATTACTGCTATATCAGGTTGATTTTCAGGTTGATTTTCAGATTGTGCACTTCCTCCTAAAACCTTTTTAATATAATTAATTTGAAATTTTTTAACCATATATATATATATATATATTTATATTATTTTTTTAATAATTTAATACGTTCTTCATTTATTAAATCATATTTATTATCTAATTCACTTAATATTAATAACAATAAAAACATTATCAATATAAATAATATATAGATTCTAATATTATAAATTGATGTTATTCGTTTATTTTCTATATCTTTTGGTTTATTTTGATATTCAAATTTAACTTGAGGTTGATTTTGATATTCAGATACACTTTGCATATTAATATATATAATTATTTTTATATTAGTAATTATATATGTCTAAAATTAAATTAGATATAAAATATTATGATGATATTAAAAAACTAATTATTGATGACGTTTTTTTAATTAATATTTTTGATCAAGGATTATGTGTTACTCAAAATATTAATCACACATCAAATTATAGTATATTTATACAAAAAAATAAATTTACACATTTTCATTTAGAAAACGAATTTAGCTTCGTTACTAAAAATATTAACGATATATTTGATATAAAAACTACAATAATTGATAATAAATTATCTCTTGCTAATAATAATCAAATAGTTAATAATGTATGTAATTTATGTAAAAAATTAAATACACTTAAATTTAATAAAAATAATATTAAAATAAATATTGATAAAAAAATTGACTTCCTTAATAATAACTCATTTGAAACTTTGATCTCTTCTAAATTTAATGGAGTTGTATTCAGAACTAATAAATTTGGATTTAATATTTATATTAATCTCATTTATAAATAATTATTGCTGCACACACTGCACATTATTATTATCCTCTCTTTCTACATATGATGATGCTACTACCGTTTCATAATTCTCATTAATATCAAACTTATCCATTTCAAAATTTTCCTTTACTACCCTCCTTTGTACATCACTTAACTTATCTAACATATTTACTTTTATCTTAATTATTAAATCTCCATTACTTCCACTATTCATATTATATAAACCATAACCCCTTAACACTTTGATATTATTATTACCTATCGGACCTTCTATTTTTACATTTATACTTTTACCATCTAATAATTTTAAATTAAATTTTGTACCTAATAATGATGTACCAAATTTAATACTCTTTTCTAAAATCAAATGTTTATCTTCCACCTTATATAATCTATGATCTAAATAGACAATTATAAATATTAAATTTCCTGATTCAAATCCTTCTTTCTGATTACCTTCACCTTTCTTTATTATCTTCATATTATTATTACAACCTTTTGGTATACTTATTTTTAACTTTTTTTTATCCGTTTTACCATTAATACTCCTTTCTACAATTACCTCTTTTGAACATCCTTTCATTACTTCCTCTAAAGTTATTCCTATCTTTATTACAGTATCACCTAACTGTCTTCTTACATGAACATTACTAAAACCTGATCCAAATGGACCACCCATTCTAATATTCACACCAGGAAAACCACCCATGCCTGGAAAGTCATTACTATTAAAAATATCATTAAATATATCAAATGGATCCATTTGAGGTCCAGAACCAAAATCTGCATCTAACCCGTCCTTACCAAATCTATCATAAATTTCACGTTTTTTCTTATCACTTAAAACTTCATAAGCTGATGATATCTCTTTAAATTTGTTCTCATCACCCCCTTTATCTGGATGATGTTTGATTGCTAACTTTCTATATGCTTTTTTAATTTCTTGCTCACTAGCAGTTTTATTAATTCCTAATATACCATAATAATCAGACATTATAATACTTAATTTTTAAAACTTTAAATATATTTAATTATATATTTGAAGTTGCGTTTAATATAATTATATAATTAAATTTAATATTATATGAGTAGTTCAATATATACTATTAAATCTAATAATGATTTAGACTATATTTTATCACATAGTAATGATGATTGGCAAATTGATATTTCTGAGATAAAAATTTTTTATGATAAATTAATTGGTGAAGGTTCCTTTAGTAAAGTTTATTTAGCTGAGTGGAAAAAAACTACTGTAGTTGTTAAAGTGTTTAATCTACAAACAAATGTTGATAAAACTTACCTTTTTGATAGAGAATTTGATACCATGACTAGATCACATCATCCTAATATTATTCAATTATTAGGATACATTGAAGATCCATTTATTATTGTTATGGAATATTTACCTAATAAAGACCTACTTTCAATTATTAATTCAAAATTTACTTCCCTAAATAAAAAATTAAATATTTCAATTGATATTCTAAAAGGTATTAATTACTTACACTCTAGAAAACCTGATTATATTATACATAGAGATCTTAAACCACAAAATATTATTTTCACTAAATCTTTTAAACCTAAAATTACTGATTTTGGATTAAGTAGATTACTTAAAAATAAATGTATTATCGCTAATTATCATAAAATGATTCAAAAAAATCAAGACTTATCTCAAAATGTTGGTTCATATAGATATATGGCTCCTGAAATTAGATCAAATAAAAATTATAATTATAAAATAGATATATGGAGTTTAGGTATTATGTTTTATGAACTTTTTGAAAATACTAGATATGAAAATTACTTTATTTGGAAAAAAACACCTAAAAATATTAAAAATATAATAATTAATTTTATGTTAAAATCTAATCCAGATGAACGATTAGATTCTGATAAACTTATCGATCTATTTATTATAGCAAAAAAAAATATTAAATTTAAATTTATTCATATATTTTTATAATATTAAGAATATTAAATTAATACCAGTATAATAAAACTAAATATAATAATCTAAATTCATCCTCGCACTAAAGTACGAGGCTTTCTTTAGTCCACTTCGTAAAAATATTAAAAATTATGATAAATATTTATCACCTAAAGCAATACAAAATATTATAAATTTTTATAAAGATACTGATTACAAAGCATTACAAAAATTAGTAGATTACAATTTTATTACAAAAGATTTATTTGAAAAATATCATCAATATAATATTTAATAATTTTACTTAATTTTCTTTACAATATTTCTATTATTATAAAGAATTAATTTCATCTCATTTTTTACTTTTTTTAATACAATATCATTATTTATTTTTTCTAAATAACGTTTAAATTTATGATAAATTATTGGATAATCTTTACCTATATTAACCCACTCTTCTATTTTTTGCTCCAATATATCGTGTTTATCATCAAAAATATCATCTACTAATTCATCTCGATTAAATGTGTTCCATTGTTTACCATCATATAACATAATATATCCACTTTTTAAATTTGATATAAATACATTATGATTCTCAGGCTTCTTTGGATTAAAATGAATTCGTTTTACTAAATGTGGTACACACATGTTGTTATGATTAAAACACCTAATAAAATCTTTGTCTGTTAAATCACTAATATCTGTCTTGTCGTAAGCTAGTAATTTAATATTATTCTGAATATTTTGAACAATTGTTCCACTATTCTGAATACCCGCTTTTTTTATTAACTCATCAATTTGTTTATTCTTCTTCTCTAACTCCAAATCATATTTATTAATCCTATCATCCTTATTATTTAATAATTTTACTAACTTCTCCATATGAAAATTAGCTTCATCTGTCTTTATCTTCTCTTTACACGTCTTGTAGTGTCTAGTTAAACTATCTACTCTACTAAAAAGTTTATCGCAATACTTACAATTATTAAAAATTGTGGTATTTTGTGTTATTTTGTGGAGCTCCACATTTTTTGTGGTTTCAATTGTGGTATTTTGTGTTGAAATTACTTTTTCTTTAATACCATACTTTAAATATTCCTTTTGTAAATTGGTCTTACTTATTATCGGTTCACATATTTTTTTCCTCTTAAGATGCTTTATATATTTTGTTAAATTATTAATTTTATAATTACATCTGGGACATACATAAATAACCATTACTATATATAAATAAATATTTAAAAAAAACATAATTTAGTGTCTTTTTAGTGTCTTTTAGTGTCTTTTTATGACACTAAATTTTTATTTTAGTGTCATTTGGTGTCTTTAGTACATATATGTACTATAGTTTTTGTATAATTATATATTTTTAAGAAGGAGAGACACTAAAAGACACCAAAATGTGGTTTTAGTGTTATCCTAGAGGGGGGGGGGGAGCATTTCATTTTAAAATTCATTTTACATAAATTTTTTTTTTTGAAAAAACTTTTTAAAAAAATTAAATTTACTGAGGCTTAATTTTTTACTTAAAAATAAGCATTTT